AACTACTATTCAGTAGTAGCCTTAGGAACCTAAGGTTATACTCCCTATCCTAGATAGGGTTGTTAGTAAGGCCTCGTAGCCTAACTTGAAAGCCTGTAAAGTATCTACAGGTCCTACAGCCGTGCTTAACTCGACTGTAAAAGAGGGCGGTGGTACCGGTTTCCTTGCACGTATTTGCGCTAAACACGCAATTACACGCAAGTACAACTGGAACCATCCGTGTCTTACGTACTAGACTGTCCGTAAGTAACCTATAAGAACATCAGAGGACGTTCTTAACTGGTGCATTGATATGTGCCTCCGTTAACCAGAAGCATCTGGTATGGTCCGCGTTGAAGTTATACGCGAACAATCCAAGGCAAGGACAATAACCGTGCCTACATTTTAATATGGTGTTATTCTTTAATTTGTTTCACACCTCTTAAAGGGATGTTTTATCACGTCTCAATCTCGTTCAGGTTTATAAGAATCTGACCACATGTGGAATTTCCTCATGGATAATCTAAATCCTAACAACCCAAGCTTTGGTGAGCTCGATCTTACTAAATAAGTTTGGGGTCTCTCTACCGACTTGGAAGAGGCTACCGACTTTGGAAATCTAAAGTTGGCTAGAATTATATTTAATCGTATAATTCAGAGGTTACCAAAAGGTACACCTATAGGTATAGTATACCTAGCAAAGAGAATGTTCTGTTCTCGTAGAGTTGTCCTTTATAGGGACAGCGAGACCCCAAAAGGGATCTACAAGTACGTTTTCAAAAGAAACGGTTGGTTCATGGGTGATCCCATGACCAAGATTCTACTGGCGATAAGCCAGTAGTACTGCGTCGAATTGACGGGTAATAAGATATCATCTCATGTAGGAGATGATTTTGTTGCCATATCGAACGATAGGCAGGCACTTTTGTGCTAGCTTAAAGCCTTAAAATGGCTTTGCTTTAAGGTCTCCGAAATTGATACAGTCATTTCGAAGAAATTTATATTTTATGCGGAATCTGGCGGTCTTGTCCCTTAATCGGTCCAAGACTGTCTTTCTGTCCGTTTAAAATAAGGAAGGAAGGATCTACCGTTCTATGACACACCAAAAATTAAATTGATCTTGGATGAATAGTCCAAGGCTCGTGGTCCTTAGACCACCACTATCGGAAGATCGGCATTAATGGGGAAGAGTACACGTTAAGTGTACTCCAACCACAAGAATGCTTATCCGTAGTTTTACATAGCCTCACTTTTGTTGAGGCTTTTATAAAGAAATGATTCGGACTGTAATTGGCCGTTTTTCCCCATAGAGCTTGGGGGTGATGGGTTGTTTACTGGCAACCCCGAATTCCTCAGGAGAATTCTTGAGGATAAGAAACTTAGAGGTTCATGGGATATGAACCTTAATAAAGTAGTCTAGCGTGAGGCTAGATTTAGGATCAAAAAGGTCCTCACAGGTAGTCACCATGCGGGCTACCTTAGAACTAATTAACCCATGCATAGCACGGGTAAATACAACTTATGGTTGTAACAAGATAGGACACTTTTGTCTTATCTCTAACAGTCTGGCTTTTAAGGCTAGACAATACTTAGCACAGATAATAGGTTTAAACTATTTAGAAGTGTAAAATTGCCGCTCGTGCTTAAACCCGAGCAGGTTGTAAATAAAGTTCTTTCGAAACTTTTTTATGAGCATATACTCAAGGGTAAGGGTGTTCCTACACTCTCCACTAATTTATCTAATATTGAATGCTCGGTCTAAGCCGGGATGACAGATTAAAACCTGTCGCTCGACGATTACCGAGTGTTTATTAAATTGCTGGCAAATCCAGGTCTGACAACCCACCGTAAGATGGGATTTGTTCTCCTGGCCAGCGCGATGCCACATATTGATTATATGTCGCTACACCTTAAGGAAATTAAGGCAGAAGATATCGATATCGATCTTCATATTGAGTAAGAGATTATGTAATCTTAATCTTCAAATATTGAAGCTTTTCTGAGGAGACAAGAGTCCCTCGGCAGTTTTATTGTTTCAAGGCTCCAGTTATATATGGATCCTGATGAAGTTCTTTCAGAACAAGCATATACTATGGATCTCGACCTTTTCGGGGATCCACCTTCAGTTCATATTGTCACGCTTGACATCAAGCTTGTAAGGCGTATACAGTTAATTGTTACGCAGAGAATAAAAGAAAGGAATTCAAAGATTCCTTCTAAGCGTTTTGAAAATGCTTTAGTAAACGTAGACGTACATGTCTACGATCCACACCTTTTCCTTCTTGGATTATGGGATATACCGGATAATCATT